CAATGACACGCCAAAAGGAACCACCGTCACGATTTGCGTGACCGAGTTGGCAGGAACCGCCCAAGTGCCAGAAACCAAGGCCAAGCAATAAGCAGCAGCACTAGCGCCAGAATTGCCAATCACCGTCGAATCTTGCAATTGATACTGATAAGTGCCGTCAGAAACGATGAAGCCAGGGTTGATGACGTAGCCCGGCGTCCCCGTAAACACAACGTACACAGACGTATTGGAGCCAATACCTTGCTGCACCCCATAAACATTGCCCAATTGGTACAGAATCGTCGCATTGGCCGTGTATGGCGACACCGAATTCACCAAGTCCACAAGCGCTTGGTTTTGAATGACCAAAGCGCCAGTAGAGGTGGAGTTCATGTCGCCAATCAGGTTGGCGGGAAGACTCGTCAGGCCCGGAGCCAATGTCTCGGCAATAGCCAATGCCTCTGCGGCCAACGTGGCCGGAGGCGTTGTGACGTAAGGTGCATTAAGGATTGGATTGGTCATGTTGCAATTGTCGCTTGATAAGCGGTTCCATTCAGAAACACGGCGTTAATTTGATAGGTCGGCGTGACAGTCGTTCTAATTGGAGTGACTACAAGCGACTGAAAATACTGTGCAAACTGCGTCTGAATCCGCACAACAGCAGCGTCAGGCGCAGTTTGAGTAATCACAGAATCAACTGCTGGAATGCCATAACTGGCATACAAAGGATTTTCGCCCGTGATAAGCAAAAGCGTCTGGATGAGCGTAGTCAGCCAAACGTAAGAATTATTGCCAGATGAGTCGGTACTGACCTCAACCCAAGTTCCATCTGCCAATGTACCGTATGTACGCATTACGCCACCCCTCCACTGACATCTGAACCCGCCTTAACGCCACCATGTTTGTGAGCAAGGTAGGCTTGGCCGTTAATAATTAAAGTACCTGTGATAGACACATTTCCACCCGATAGCGTAATTGAAGAGCTGCCTTGGGTCAATGTGATACTGTTCTTCTGCACATGAATTTCAGCAGTGCCATCAATTGTTCTGATGATGGAACCATTGGGCGCATTAATAACAACAGCGTCTGGGTCCAAAGTTGCCCAGTTCTTATTGCTGATTGGCATAAATACCAAAGCACCAAGATTGGTGGGAGAGCAATTAGGTGCAGCACCCAAGCCCAAACCAGTAATACCACCCAAACGTGCTGAAGCAGAAACAGCAAGTCCAGTATCACCAACCTGCACAGGAATGCGAATATAAAAAGGCTCCGCAATCGGCATTGTCACCTGATCGGTGGTAAATACGCTGGTTTGAGCAACCGCAAACTTCACTGTGACGATGGAGCCGTCAACAGCCGTCACCGTGCAAGGATAAGCCTGACCCAAATTTTGAACAGCGTCATCAATTTTCCGCTGGGCAAATTTATTGAGCGTCAATGCCAAAGGCGTTTTTACAATGTTTCCACTCATTGTGTCGGTCCTTGCTGCATCAAAACATCAATCACGGTTCTCCAAGCAGTCCCAGTTGGTTGACGCAAGTCACCAATGTGGCGAGTTCTAATGATCTTGCCAATACCAGTAAAAGTGGAATTGTCACGCCAGCGGGACTGAGATTGGTTGTTATTTTGCCCAACGAATGGCGGCAACTTAACGTATTGCAAGTTGGACAAATCGCCTCGAGCAACCAACTCAAGCTGAATCGTAATAATGTTCAACCAAGTCGGTTGAGACATCATGTCGTTGAAATTGATTTGAGTTGGTTCCGGCGCAGGAGACGTTCCATCATCAATCGTGATTGTTTTTTGATTGACGTAAATATCAATACCGGCATAGTTGGGATCAGTATTTACGACCTTGGACATGGCATTGAGCTTCTGAGCCATTGCATGAAGGTCTGAAAACGTACCCCAAGTACCCTCAGTCCAGATGATGTCCTGAGATGAATTATCAACAACCTTAAAGTAGTTGCTGTAAGCATTACGAATTGATATGGCGGCGGCATTGCCTAATGATTGATTCTTTGCGGCATTGAATGCCAAATTAACGGGATACTGCGGAGATCCAGTGGCTGGAATGATGATCAAATCCAAAGACAAATTGGTTCCTTGAAAATTACCAAATGCTTGGAAAATCTTTCCGCTAAAAACTTGATTGACCTGATTGGCATTTGCCAAAGGCAATCCATTGGTCATTCCCAACGACAAACTTACAAACTGATCGCTGAAATTGTTAGCTTGTCCAATTGTCGCAAAATCAATTCCCCACACACGAATGAATGAGCCATCCATTGGAACCGAATAGCCAGCCAATGGAATGTCAAATTCAATGCGTAAAGCGGCTCCATTGTTACGCCCAGTAGGCGTTCCATCCAATGTGCTACTCCAAGTCTGAATAACAGACCCAGTTGTAGCATCGCTGATTGTAAGGTTGTAAAAACGCATTAACCAATTTCCAATTTTTGAGAGCTGACACGGAAAACAATTGGAGTTTTAAAGTATCCAGCAGACAAATTGATGTTGAAATTGTCAGGAGAACCAACCATTGGAACATTAAACATGACTTTTCCTTGCTGATCTGTGCAAGTCAAAAAGTATCTTTGTCCATAAATGTTCCAAGGAACAGTCAATGTATAAGTAATTCCATTATCCAAAACAGCAGATGTTTGGAATGGGGAATTTGCTGGCTGAACAAAATTAACGAATGTTGTCATTTGTTTCCGCTCCAGCTAGGATTTCCAACAATAGGCAAACCTTGAGTCGCTTTACTCATCAAATTTGATTGGATCGTGTTTGCCTGTTCTTCATAGATCAACGGCAAAGCAAAGTCCCATTGGTAAGCAAACTGCACCTGTTTGTTGTCACTGGTCGATACGTCTTTTAAAGCCGTCAACAACGCACCTTTATAGATGAATGCTGGCGTATAAACATCAAACCAGCCACCTTGCAGGATATGGTTGTCCAAGGTGCTTTTCAATGCAGACATCTTTGTTTGCTTTGCCGTGTAATTGTTGCTCGTTGTCTGAGCAGGGCAAACCATCAAAAGACTGATATTCAAAGGTTGTTGGACTACAGCATTTGCAGCCACCGTTAAAGCAGCCAACGGGTAATTGGCCGTTTCCCAGACCTCTAAAGTGCCACCAGCCATTGGCCTGAAGTGAGCAAAATATTCGTCTGGGTTTTGCGGATTGGAGCCATTTTCGGTATAGGTGGTGATTGGCGCACCTTCGGCTCCAGCAACACCATTAATAAGCCAAATCGGGGTTAGCTCATAAAGTGCCTGAAAACTTGCTTGACCAGAATTAGCCATTATTGCGCTCCAAGAGGGGCGACATTCTCAGTGGAATTCCCCCCAGGTTGTTTACGAACCTGCACGGTCACTGCGTTATCGGAACCATTGTCAACGACAACTCGGTTTAGCCTTTGAGCAATTGACCAACGGCGATTCAATTCTTTTTCTGGGTCTGCTGGACGTTCATACCCAATAATTGCACGAAGTTTTTCTGCATCACTTTGTGCGCTCTTTAGCTTATCAAACGAAGCTCGCTCTTTATGTTGCAGTTCATACAAAATAAATTGAGCTTGTTCTTCAAGAGTACTGCCCTTGATGCTATGACCGGCAAACTTTTCAAATTCTTTTTGACGGTCTTTGTGCCATTGGGCAATACCAAAAGCCTGACCATTGTCACCAACAGCTGCCGCATTCAATGTTGAGCTTTCGCCCATCAAATTGGCAGTGAATAAAAGGGCTTCTTTGTGCGACAAGCCACCTTTTTCCAAAATTGACATGACTTTTTTGGCGCGGCCAGTTGTCTCTTTGTCAGTTGGAATAAGGGCATTTTGGTGCAAATCACCCAAGAATTCTGTCGCACCGCCAGGACCAAATAAAGTATTAATTACTTTTGACCGAATTTTGTTCTTTAAGCTTTCGATATTTTGAGTAATGTCGGCAGCACGTTTTCCAGCAGGTGCAGCAACTTGGAGCTTTTTGGATTGCTCTTCAAAGTCTTTAAATGCTTGCTGTTGTTCACCCTGCGACAAGACACCCATTTCGATGATTTCGCCGGGTGTGAAAATATTTGTAAAGCCAAGCGCTTGCATGGTAGCCATTGAATGGCCGCTCTTTTCCCATGCCTTACGAGCCGCTTCATGCGCTTCTTGCAGCAATTGAGCAGGTGATTTCTTGGCCTTGTTCTGAATGCCAATCTGCTCAAGAGTCGTATCTGTCTCGGTGGCTCCCATCTGAGCGACTCTTGATAAGAGCGCTTTGGGATCAGAATACAAACGAGCCAGTGCCGTTTGAGCTGCCGTTACTGTGCCTTGATTAACACCAATTTGAGATGCGGCTCGACGTTCTTCGTCCATGAGCCTTCGTAAGGCATCAATCGCCGCAGCAAAACTGCCAACAGCAGCACCAACAGTTAGACCTTGGCCCAAGTAGCCAACACCCATTGAACTGGTGAATTTTTGCCAACGCTTTTCTTGATCTGTGGAGAAAACGGTTTCAGATGATCGACGTTTCTGATCATCCTTATCCCTAGCCGCCATCACCTTTTTGTAGGCAGCTATGTGAGCATCGGCTTCAAGATAGTAGTCGCTGCGGTTTCTTTCTTGCTCATCCTTTTTCATCTGCTCGTATTTCTCAAACAGACGACGAGGAGGCCCGAATTGATTGCCAGGAGTTTGCTCCGGCTGGGCACGTTCAAACATCCGGCGTGTTGGACCGAATAGTTGGCCTGGGACTTGATTCGCCCGATATTTCTCCAGCAACTGTCTGGACGGCCCGAACTTGGCTCCAGACACTTGGCCTTCAAATATTTGCTGCTTTTCCAGCGCCGCATTCAGCGATTGCTGCTGCCGAAATGTGCTAATCGCTGTAGATAAAGCTCGTCTTTGAGCAGCCTCAACATTACGAATGGCTTGAACTTGTGCCCGTTCAGCTGCCTTGGCTGCACGTTCTGCCTCTTTGGCAGCTTTGATTGCTTCAGCAGATGCTTCTTTTTCTGCTTTTGCTTTGGCTTTTGCAGCTTCAACTTCTGCTTTTTGAGCCTCTTTAGCGGCTTTGGCTCTTGCCTTTTCGGCATCAGCCAATTCCTTGGCCGACTTTTTCGCCTCAGTCGTGGCTTTTGATTGTTCGGTTTTTATCCGAGCAAAAGCTGTAGGAAGATTTTGAAGCGTTTGTTTGAACTCTTCAAAAGTCTTCTGGAACGCCTTAAACGCCGAGTCATCGACGTCTATTTTGATGATAGGGTTAGTTTCTCCAGCCATGATGCATTCTAGCGTTGGTCAGAGAAAACTGCGAGTTTTCAATGCACTTAGGATGTGCCGTTGTCTAAACTCGGTGGCATCAATCCATTTTCCACCGTTTTCCTCAACAAACTCACGAAAACCCCCTTCACTTAGGTACGAGAGACAACACGCGACGATGTTGCCATCACCGAAGTCTCGGTTTCTGTCGATGTCGGCAAAGAACTGAGATATTCCGTAATGCCCGAGGAAGTAAGTTCCCATTGACGCAAGGCTGAAGCCATCTCCAAGAACCCTTGGGCCAGCCCTTTTGGAGCCACCCAAACAATCGATGTAAAAAAAATCAGAGCTGACATCACCTCCGATTCCGTGTCCTCATCAAGAAGTTTTGTTTTAATAGCTTGATCATAGGTGGTCTGTTGCCAGCCTTTATCACCAGCATGAAGAACTGTAGTCAGGCGACCAATTTCATTGATCAAGCCATTCTTGACTTGATCCCAAGTGCCCTTATCAGTCGAAATCTTTTTTAAGGCCGCATAGGCCAATTGAGGAGCGGATAGCGCCACATGGGCACTTCCAGCTTCACCAAACAATTTTGTAAATACTGCACCCAGTTCATCATAGAACTGCTCAAACACTATGCGTGAAATAGGAGTGCTGTAAATGTGGAACTGACCACCATCGGGTGCGTCAACTGTGACAACTAAGTCCAGTTTTTTACTAATTTTCATGGTAATTCCTCAAATAAAAAAGCCCCAACCAATACGGTTGAGGCTTTTATTCTAAATCTATTTAGATTTAGGTTGCGGCCCACATCGTCGAGTTGATGTTGTAAATACCACGGACACGCACTTGAAAGTTGGTCTGAGTGCCGTCAAAGCTCAAGTCTTGCAAGCTCATCAACACGCAGTTTTCAAGCTGGAATGGAGCCAGAGTGCTTGAATCGCTGATCACGTTGATGGAGCCAACCAGAGCATTTCTTTCGATTTGTTGCTTGTAAGCATTAGCCAATGCTTGCGAACGAACCAAATGAATTGTGGCGGTAGCGTATTGGTAGGGTTCGGGTGAAGTCACGCCGCCGGTCAGAGTGCCAATCAGCTGGGCAACATCGCCTTCAAAAGCGATGCTGATAGCTTCTTTGCCCAAAAAAGGAGCGGTGACAGTCAGGGCTGGGTAGTTCGCAAAAACTACCGAGCCTTGCAGCCGATTAAGAGTACCTTGAAGGATTTGTGGATTTGACATGATCTATTCCTTAAACGGGGATGTTGCTTGCGGTCAAATAAACCACGATAGAAGTAAACCCGCGAGCTGGAACAAAGGTGCAAGCCAGACCTGCATAGCGGCCAATTGAGTAATCGCTTGGGTTCTGAGCCACATAAGTGGTGAACGGGATAGCGGTTACAGTGGCTGGCGATAAGATCATGCCGAAGCTGATACCGTTGTTGACAGTGGATTGCAAAACCTTTTGCAAGGTATTGATACCAGATTGGTTGTAATACAGCGGGTTGGTAGGATTGTTGGAGCCATTGATCACAGCAGCAGACAATGCCAAAGAACCGTTAATCACCAGCCAATCCACAGCGTACCAGTAGTTCCAAGGATTGGTATCCATGAATTCACCGGTTTGAATCAGCGTATTGCTGATGCCACCTTGCGAACCAGTATTCACCCAGTTCACGCCAACGCCAGCCAAAGTGGTTTGCTGAGTGCCGGTCAATGTGGTGTAAGGAGTCACGCCGTAGATATAACGGAAAGACAAGGGAGCAACTTGGTTCACCGCACCTGGGGCTGTTGACAGCACCACTTGGAACACAGCAGCAGCGCTGAATTCAGTGCTTGGAGCCGAGGGCGATTGCAACATGGCAAACACCGACTTGGTGGCAGTCCAGTTAGAGTAAGTCGATGTGGTTGTGGTCACATAGAAATACGTTGCAGCCGTGGTGCTGGTGTACTGTTTTGCCAAGGTGACAGCAGTAGGTTCAATATCCCACTCAAAAGGCAACAAGTATGCGTAAAAATTGATAGTGGGGTTGGTCAAGTAGCTGGTCAAAGTAGTAACACCTTGAGCAGCAGTGCCAGTACCCAGTTCAAGCACATACACGCCTTGGTTTGCACCTTGAGCAAAGAATGTGTTCACCATCGCTTGCAACTCAACGCAAGCACGCAACTGGAACGTACCAAGAGCAGTTTCAGTGCCGGGGTTCGATGCCAGAGGATATGTAAACGAAGTTGGGCTTACATAAGTGCAAGCGAAAGTGCCGTCATAGTTGGTGGG